TAGCATCCTGTACCGTATCTCCTACAAAAGGATGTACAGTTCCAAATTTACTGGCCATTTCGCCATTTAAATAAATTTTACGAGCCATATCTATATATTCCAGTTAAATGCTTTTTCCATAAAGGATAAAGGTTTTCTCTACAGGATAATCTGTTTACTGCATGATGAAAAAATATATCATCATCTAAATATACACCACAATGTGTACCTACATTCGCTCCCATTGAAAAAATGAGAACATCATTTTCTTTTAAATCTTCTACAGGGTGAAACCCCCACTCTTTAATATGTTCAGAAGTGAAATAATCTTTTCCCTTTTCCCACCAATCATCTAAGTAAGGTTCTCGCTTTTTTAAATTTATTTTTAGTTTCTGACTATAGAAGTCTCTAATTGCTTCTAAACAATCAAATACACCAAACTCATATTCGCGACCTGCTAGTTCATTAACTACTTTTCTAGGCTTTATTATTTCCATTTCCATATTAGGATAACTAAAAATATAATAAGGAATACCTAAAGCATTACAATATTTTCTATCATTATAACTTGGTTCTGGACTACTATTAACATGACTATGCACTATTGCTATAACATCGCTCTCTAGATTAGCATTGTGAAAATCCTCTGTATTCATTACAAAATCTTCGTCTTGTTCAGCAAGATTTTCACAAGGAAACCATTTTGATTTGCCTTTTACAACTCCTATTACGCCACAACCCTCTTTGGGATACCACGTTTTGAAATGTTCTTCTATAGCTTCTAAATGTCGTATCATCTGAACTTCTTGCTTCCTGGAAAAGAGCCGAAAGGTAGCGCCTTCTGTGTATTTTTATCTGTTTTAGGGTAAGAGTTGGTTGTGCTTGCAGAAAAAGGAACAAATTGAAATCTACACTTACAAGAGGACATCTTTTTACCACATATTTCAGCTCTAATCCAATATTTAGATCCGGGTGCTGGAGTACTTGAAGAGGAAGAAGTATGTGTCACAAGTAACTTCCAAACAGTATTACTATGTTCTACATATTGTGTGCCTGATTCTGTATTATAAGCAGTTGAGGTTGCCCAAGTTGCATAACCTTTAGCTCCAGAATGTCCCGCAGCTATTGTAGCTGTTAATTGTGCACCTTCTGTAACTAAAGGATTGTCATCTACATCGAAGTAAGCTTTATGAGATCGCATTGGATCATTCCCATCCGTACATTCTATCGTACTGTCCTCCTTCCAAGTACATCCTCCACCTTTTTCTTTAAAATGTCCTTGATAAATCCAACTACAATATTTTCCTATAACTTGTCTACCTGGTAATTTTATTCCTGCTAAATCATATGGTGCACTAAGTTCAAAAGTAATTGCTAAACTAGTTTCGCTCATAACTCTATCTAGGATAAATTTCTTTTTCGGAAATTCTATAGGGAGAGAACCTTTACCTGTCCCATCTTCAGTATTAAAAGTGGTTTCATCTGATAAATTATTATTTAGTGTTTGTCGTACAACAAGAGTTGCACCTATTAGTTCCTCATTAGTTACTCCGACTAATGAACTAAATAAAGTAGAAACATTTGCTACGGTAAGAGTAGGTCGATTAGTTGCTCCATCTGCTTGATGTTCTATTCCCGTCATCTCTATAGGGAAGGGGCGATACTCTCTAATTATATGGCCACCGCCGACCTGTACGGCGGCTTCTTCAAAATATATTTCATCTAAGTTTTCATCTAGTCCAGGATGGAAATATAGAGTTGTACTATCAAAAGTCAACTCGAATAACGATACTAGCTCGCTGCCAAGATCGTGTTTCTGTACTGCTGCTATTAAATCTGTCATGCTTCATAAACCCTTCTAAATGTTGCGGAACAACTATAAAAATCCCCATAATCATAGCCCATTCCATATTTGTCGACCACTACTTTAATTGTAGAAAACTTATCGCCGTTGCTAAGAGTCCCAGAGCCATTACTATCAGGGATTCTAAAATCAAAAGAAGCTCCTTTTCTTGAGTCAAAAAAGGCCATTATATCATCTATATTCTCTTTTGGTCTAGTTGCAAAATTTAGACTGTAAGATTCCTCAATAATATTTATACCATCTACTAGTCTTTGTTCGTATCCATCGCCAAACTTTACTACTCTTATTCTAGCAGTTGGATTTCGTGCCAGCCCTTTATCAGGAATAACATCAGTATTTGCCGAAACATAACTCTCTGTGCCGGGTATAGTAAATCCTATTTCAGCCATTATGCTGCTCCATACGGATTAAGAATTCCGCCTGATCGTTTCTGATTTTGTAATTCGTCTTGAACAGCTTTAGCGATGGCTTTACCTAAACCTTCATTATCGCCTCCACCCTGTACTTGAGCTTGACCGCTTGGTGAGACATTTACAGTTACATTATTAGTTTGTGCGCTACTTCTCATATCTACTGGAATAGCTTTACCATTAGGTAGAGGTACAACAGCTTCATTATGTCTACCTTCTCCAATTAAACCAATTGTTGGACTAGAAGCTATTCCTCCGCGTGCATATTTACGGAAGCCTCCAGGTATAATACCCCCATGAGCAAATCCAAACATACTGAGCATACTCATAAATCCGCCACCGCCGAAAAGTTGTCCAAATATATCGCCCATGCCACCGAATAAGCCCCCTATACTTCTAAGAAAACTTCCACCGGCTCCGAAAAAGTCACCTAACTTAGTCATCCAAGGTGAGTCGGCACTAAAGAAACCAGTTATCTTACTCCAGAAACCTCCTGTCGTTACTTCACTCTTTTCTTCATCTTTTCTATCGACTTTAGGTAAATCCATTAATTTTGACCACATACTACGTTCTGGATCTACACCAGCATGAGCATCAGCTACGACTGCTGTTCTATGTCGTTGATCATCTAATTTTCTCCGTGTCTCTACTTCATATATTCCCGCTACTCTTTCGGCATCAGCATCTCCTGCTGCGGTGAAACCGCCCTGCATGTTCCCACCTGCCACACGGATTAATTCATCCATCTTTGTATTCAAACTAGTATTATGAGTAAAAATTGAGGAAGTTGGTGAATCAGTAAGAGCTTTTTTAAAGAAAGTCTTTTGATCTGCTGACAAAATCGGGTCAGTATCAATATTAAATTCTGCTACTTCAGTAAGCATACCTCTTAAAATGTCCAAAGCTTCTTTATCGTACGCAGTTTGGGCATAAAGAAGTCGTTCCATCTCTGCTTGATCATCAGGTAGACTTTCTAAAACTCTTGTCGATGCCTCATCACGAGATAGACGAACCCCTTCTACTACACCTAATGCTGTACCGCCGCTTGGGTCCGAAGGCTGGGGTAGTCCTAGAACGCCAGTAGCGGGTGATGTTGTCATAAATTGAGTAGTAGTTTGATTCATTTGATTAGCCCAGTATTCAAATAATTGTTCCCAAGAGGCTCTTACTGTTTCACCCCCATCTTCTATTGCTTCTTGATTTTTTTGAGCTTCTGTCTTACCTCCAAAGAAAGTCATTAGACCTTCAGTCATTTGTTTTGCTAAAGTATCTATTACAGAGCCTACTACGGTTTTGGCTAATGTCAGCATGGCATCTTTAAGGCTTGCTTCTTCTCCTTTCATAAGAGAAGATAAAGCAGTTGTTAATCCAGATTCTAAAGATTGCTTTGCTGTATCTGCGATTTGCATTTCATAGTCAAGTTTTCTTTTAACTGCGTCAGCCTTAGCATTTTCAATTTCTTCTTCTAATTTTAATTGTTCAAGCCTTCTTAGTTGTTGCTCTTCTCCTTTAAAATCTCTCTCTGTTTGTTTTTGCATTTCATCTATTTTTGCCATAATTTCAAATCTTTCATCTGCAATAGCTAAAACTTTAAGTTCATTTTTCCTAAGCTTATGTTGTAATTTAAGTCTAGCACCTACAAGTTTTGTAGCTCCTAACAAAGATTGTTCTTCTTCTAGAGATTGTCGTAATCCTCGTGTTGTGGCCTCATCCTTCCTTCTATCTAACATATCAAATAAAGCAATTTGTCTTATAAGCTGTGCATTTCTTTTTTGATATCCTTCTGCCTCCTCATCTTTTGTTCCTGCAGGCATGAAACCAACGCCAACTTTTTCAACCATTGCCAAAGCCTGATCTCTAGTTAATTTTTCAATTTCTTCACTATCGGGAAATGAAGATCTAAGTCTTTCTAATACTTCGTTCTTTAAAGTATCTTCCATACGGCCTTCAGTGCTTCTTCCTTGAATACCTAACAAAAGTTTATCTGTTTCTTGAGCATTTTCTTGTTGCATCCTATTAGCATTTGACAAAGCAGATGTCCATTCATTAGAACGAGATGTAAGACCAGCTATTCTCTCTTGTATTTTCTCCAGTTGCTCCGACGTACCATCAAGTGTAATATCCTCTAATGTTATAAAATAGTCTAAAAGGTCTCTGGCTGGATTTTTTGCATCTGAAAATTGTTCAGCTATTATTTCCGTTGTGCCTATTAAATCTTCATAATACTTTCCTAATTCTATTTGAGTTACATCTTTTGATGATTTAAGGTAAGCAATAAGATTTCCATTCATGCCTGCCAAGGCATCGTCCGCAGGCCCTATTCTTTGGGTTAATAGTGCTATTTCATTTTCCAGACGGGCAGTCATTTCCGCTCCGTCACGATAAGAATTTCTCAGATGACCCATATGTTCTATTGTTTCTTTACTAACGTCAGCGAAGTCGGACCCACCATACATACCACCGTGGAGATCACTATAGTTTCTCTGTTTTCCCTCTTCCAAATCCCACAGACCCATATTGCCTGAAATTTCCTCTTTTATACGGATTAATCTGTCCCTTGAAGCCTCAATTTCGTCCACGCTATCAAAAAATTGTTCATGCTCATCTGGTGAAAATATTCCTTGCATTAACCCAAAACCGCCTTTCAAAGTCCACCAACTATCAGTAGTACCCCATAAGTTTTTCCAAGATTTAGTAGCTGCTCGTAAATCCTCATCAATTCTTGCCAAGTTTACTTCAAGCTGCTCGGGGTCCATCGCATTCACAAAACCTGACCAAGCATCCTCAAGTATTACACCCTGCATCCCAGGATCTAACTGACCTATTCTATTTCCTAAAGCTTCAAAAAATGCTAGCATATTTTGTCCATCTTCAGTTATTATTTTTTGTACTTCATTAAACTTGCTAAATTCTTGATTTAATGCTGCTACTTTTTCACCTGCAGCACTTAATTCCTCAGCTGATTTATCTGCTTGTTCTTCAACTGCAAACAGTTGTTTAACTGTCATAGCTATCGTAGCTATTATAGAAATCCAAGCTACAGCACTCATTGCGAAAGTTAAAACTGCTCCGGTTGCAGCAGCAGCCGCTGAAATTCCTTTCAATGCTACCGACCAAGCAGCCTGAACACCACTTGCTACTATTCTTATACCCGCACCGAGATTTTTAAACGCGAACAATATTTTTTGAGTAGTTCCTACTGTTCCTGCTGACATAGACTTTAAAGCAATTTTCCAATCCTTTGACATTTTTATTCCGGCCGCCTTATTCGCATTCACAGCTTTATTAATATAACCCTGATCTCGTTTACTTAATGTCTCTCCCCGCATTACTTTTTGATAAGTTTTTCCTGATGTGCTTTTGAATATATTCTGTCCCTGCATTGCTTTTTGTGCTTGAGCAGGTACATTTCGTTGAGTTGCAACTCTCTTTTTTTGTGTTCTTTGTAAATCTTCTAGTTTGGCTCTTGCGTGTTGATAGTCCATAGCCAGAGTTTTAGCTCTTGCAGAAGCATTTGCAGTCCAAGATGCTATTCCTGATTTCATAAGACCAGTAGCAAATATTGCCGCTATACCTACAATTAATGCAGGAACTTTAGTCAAAGTTGCAGCTATTGGCCCAGCTACTACCTGTGCAATATCTTTCAAATCATTAACAATATCATCAAACGCTACCCCTAATTGAGTAAATTGATTACCTTCAGGCTCCATAACCTCCATTATACGCCCATATTTACTTTCTAACTGATCCAATACTTCTACAGTAACAGCCTGAGATTTTTCAAATTGTGTTAAATCCTTAGCACTTTTACCTACAGTAGCAGCATATTTTTCGGACGCATCAGTAAGTCTAAGTATAATACCTAGTTCATCTAATAGTTCTGGTTCGGCTTTTGTTACGCCTCGGACGAGACGATTGAAAGAGTCTGTAACATCTCTACCTAATATAATAGAAACGTCTTTTGCCCCCTTACCAAGTTTAACTAATTGATCATTGGTTAAACCTGCCGCTTTACCTATAGCTGCGGATTGGGAAGCATCTGTAAAAGTAATTTGCGCATCAGTAGCATCTCTAATATCATTAGCAAGAGATTTAAGTGCCACACCTGTAGCAGAGGCATAAAGTACTTGACCTTCTTTTAGTTTTTGAAGGTCGCCCGCACTTTTTAAAAATCTGAAAGCTGCTCCGATAGCGAAGATATTAGCGGCTAAGGTAGCATAGGCTCCAACGATTCCGCCCATACCTTGTGACATTTTTGAAAAGTTTTTAGATGCACCAGAAGATTGGGCACTAGCTCCTTTCCAATTTCTATTTAGCGTACCAGTAGATTTTGAAGTTTTATCAGTTTGCTGCCCTAGCTTTTTCATCTGCACAGTAGTTTTCTGAACGCCTTTACCTTTGACGTTAACATCCATATCTACTGAATTTTTACCTTTAGCCATTATCCTTGTACGTTATGGGTGTAGTTTTTACCTCCACCGCTTGATTTTTGTCTACGTTTGTCTGCTTCTCTTTTTTCGTCTGCTCGTTCTGCTCTATAATTAACTAGTATTCTTTCGTACATTTTCATAAAGTACATAGTTGTTTTTTGATCCTCTACTTCCCATATGTCAAATAATTGAGAGCAATGTCCCCAATCTTTGCCCATATATGAACCTGACATTCCTTCCCAAACATCTGATAAAAGATCAAACACAAAAAAAGCCACTTGAATCTCGATCGGAAACTCCGATTGAGATAGCGGCATCTTTTCTGGATCAGGCTCTTCCCCTAGCTGTTCACAAATCCTATAATACTTTTCTATATCAATAGTAGCATTACGCTGATTTATATATCGAACAAATAGATCCTGAATTCGCTCTACTTGTTCCCAATAAAATTTTCAAGATCACCTACTACATCCGTTACCCATGTATCGAAATCATTAGAATTTCTCATAAGTAACTCGGCATTGTCTTGAGTATGGGGCAACAAATCATCGGGGGCATAGTCAGAAATATCCACCAAAAGAAACTCTTCTAAGTATGAAAACTTCAAACCAGTCCAGCCTTTAATTACTGCTTTAGTATATTCTTTAAGAAATTTATCTTCATCTAAAGACTCCTCTGGTTGATGAGTTTTTCGATTAAACTTTGTAGATAAACATCTTTTTCTAAGTTTTAGTAATTCTTCCCGAGCCAAATAACATATGGACACTTCGAATCCATCACGTCCAGGAAAATCTATTTGTACTGTTTTACTTGGAGTCATAAGACTCGCTAATGAAACCGGATCAGCTTTCGATTTCGCAGTTGCTGCATCTACCATGGGTACTTCCTATTTTAGTTAAAAAAGTAGCAGGGGTTTTACCCCCTGCTCGATTATTATTACATTATACTTCAACTTGACGAAAATGTCAAGAAATATTTTTATTACGGTGCTGCTGGGCCTTTGTATACCATTGATACTTCGTCTGCTGATTCAATTGAGTCTGGCAAAGCCATAAACGTTGTTTCTAGAGTAATAATGTCTTCAACAGAGTGAGTAGGAATATCTACGTGACACCTAGGAAACTCTAACATTAGTGCTGTATCTGCAAGATCACTATCAGAGATCGCATTACCTGAAACATCTCCCCCTCCAATTGCGAAAGTTAATTTGAAATCATTAGTTACCTCAGATCTCTGAGCAGTTGAAGTTAGATCGCCAAAAAAGTCTCTACTAGAATTAACATTCGTATCATCTTCTGTCAAATAACAAGTAAAAGAGCCTCCAAAATTACGAGGACCTGTTACGTGACCAATTGGAATATTCACAGTTCCTAATTCCTCTGGAGTCAAATAAGAAATATTATTATTTAGAGTAATATTACCCCCTGTTAAGGTTAACACATATGTACTTTCTAATTCATCTTGAGGGTCTGATTCCGTATTCACAAGACACTTTGTTAGTCGATTACGAATAAAGTTATTAGTTTGATCAATACCTTCATAAACAGTTGCCCTTGGACCTAATAAAGTTAATACAGTATCATCTGCTACTACTTGTGCTGTATCAAATGAAGCAGTATTATTATCTGTAACTCCATCTATATAAGCATCTGCTTTTACACCGGTACCATGAACTCTCCTATCTAACTCAGTTGATGGACTATCAGTATTAAAAGGAGTGCCATCTACTTCAAGAACATCATTACCAATAGTACCATTTACTACAACTGTCGTAGTAACATCAGTAACTGTATCTGCGAATCCAGACCAGTTAATCTGTGCAACACCATCAATATCAAAATCAATAGATGCTTCGTTTATTGCAATTTTTGATAGTTTGTAACACAGCCTACTTGCATCTCCAAGTTCAAAATATAAGCTTGCGCCTGCAGCAGTATCAGGGCCTAGGGTTGATTTATTTGAATCTGTAAATACCCAATCAGCAACATCTGTAGCATGAGTAGATTGATTAGTAAACCCATAACTAGCATATGTAGCTCGGCCTGAGAACAATGCCCATAGTGCTTCTTCTACTGCGTGTACTTTTCCTAAAGCATCTGCGGTACCAGCAGCTGTACCAACTGCTGCTGTAAATGGACGAATGTAAGTACTAAATGAGAAGTCTACGGGGGCAAGAGAGTCATTAAAAGCTCTTCGTCCTCGACGACTTGTTCCATCACCTGCTTCCATTTCGGCCAAGGTTATTTCCGACGTATTCGTAGCCTGCGAAAAGCTGAAGCCATCAAGGACAGGAATCTTCCAAACATTGGCTCCTATCTCTAAAAACATCTGCGAGTTGCGGCTAAAATATAATTGTTGAGCCATTTTTATCTCCTTCTAACTCTTGAAAAGCCTGAAACTAGAACTTTTGTTCTTGTCAAGATTTTCTAGTATCGAACCTCTATAGTAACTTCTCCTACTCCCATGGGTTCTAGTACACCTTCATCAGTCTCAATACTGATAATTGTGATTTGTTGTATAGATTGCACTACACCTAATTTATCTATATATGTCATACCAGAATTATCTTCTAATACAGTTTCCACATCTTCTAATAAAGCGTCAAGCGCATCTACCGCGTCTTCTTCATTTACATAGCAACGTAAAGTAACATTCATATATCTGTTTTTTACGCCTGCTGTTAAGTACTCTCTGGTTTCCATTCCTGCATTTAAATGTATAGCAGGAAATTCATCTACTTCATCCCAAAATTTTAATCTTGGTTCTACTTGTTCTGACAGATTTATATGATATTGTCCAGAACCATCAATCTGCTTTAGTTTAGTTACTAGAGCATTTACGATTCCCTGTCTACGAGTTGTATATGTTCTAGTTGCCATTATTATACTCTTCTAGTATAGAATCTTCCAATCGCATACTCTGCTGCTATTTCTCTCATTGTTCTGTCTATTAACTTTCTAGGATCATAATCTGAATCTTTTTCAAAGGTCTCATATGGGTCTCTCTGATAAGTATACCCAATAGAAGGGAATCCTTGTGGAGTTTGTACCATATCTGTAGCTCTAACAGAACCTGCAAATCTTCCTGTTTGATTAGTTAGTGCAGGTTCTCCCATATTATCTTGTACCATATTTGGTAATTGTTTGTTAAATATTCCTAGTAAAAATAAAGGAGCATTAGCTGGCCCCGTTTTACTTTTACTTCTTTTTGGGCTTCTTGTAGCTTGTATTATCGCTGCAAGCTTTGGCAGACTGTGTGCTGGAACTTTTGATGTTATTCTAGGTTTTTTCTTTTTTCCTTTATGCTCGGTCTTTGAATTTTTTCGTTTCTTAACTTTAAGTCTTGTTTTTGTTCGCACCCCTTTACTTCTTTTTAGAGGACTAACTATTCCATTAATAACTGTCTTTTCAACCATAGTATTAAAACTATCTGATGCTTCAGCATTATTCCACCCTTTTATCTCCTTACCAAGTTCAATAACAAGTTTTTGTAGTTCTTGTTTTAAAAAATCAACCTCATTTTTTGCCTCGCTCATAGTAGCACTATTCAAAGAAGCTGATTCCCAACTACAAGTTAAGCTTTTTTGTAATTCGCCTTTATATTTATTAGAAGCATTTAACTTTAACATTAACGCCTCAGCCACTCCAGTGTCTTTAGAGGCGGAATCCATAGGCCAAGACTCTACAAAGTCGCGTGCAACTAATTTTCTCTGTCCACTGACTCCTTGGCCTTGGTGCCCTAAGTCTAAAAATCTATCGTGAGATACTGATTTCTGTCCTGAAATCGGGTCTATATCGCCCTTTTTCGTTATGCGCTTACTTGTTATTACGCGTCTAGTTTTTTTCGTACGGCGGGATTTCTTATCGTACTGCCCTATTGATTTCTGTAATCTTTTACTTTCAGGATCGTCCCCTTGGAAATTTTCCCCTCTTCTACTATTATATTGCCCGTTTGAATTCTGATGTATAGACCAAGCATTAATTGCATCAATAAGAGGTATTTGAGCCTTAGACTTAAACTCATCTTTATACGCCTGAAAAACCTCTGCTCCCTTTTGTCTTTTTCTAATACCAAATTTATGATTACTTGTTGGCCATTTCCTAAGCCACTTTACTATCCATTTACCATTTTTCTTTTTTGATTCTGCCTTAACGCTAGCATGAACTCTCTTATTAAAGTCAGGAACCATGTTTTTTACAATCTTTTTAATAGCTTTATATTGTTTCCTACCATCTTTTTCGCCTAATCGTGCTAGTAAACCCGCTTTAAACTCTTTATCTGATCTATAAGCTTCTCGCCGATATATTTGTATATTGGCTTGTTTTATAATTGCTTTATCACTATTATGTATTATCATCTGGTGATAATTGGAATACTTTTGACGAAATACATCAGAGCCTGACATTATCTTTTTTAATAAAGCCGTTTCTAACTTAGCTAAGTCTGCTTTTGCCATTAGAAATTCTTATAAAGGTCTAAGACCCGCTTTATGTGATCTGGAAAATCCACATTGTCAGACATTGACGAAGTTGTTTTATTTGACATACTTGCTCCAACCATACTTCGTCTTTCTTTGTATTCGTCTTTTAAATAATAAGTTATAAGATCAGCAACCGCTAGTTGCAAATCTTTAGGAGCAGTTGCCCACCCCGCTGTATAAACGATCTTGACTGCTGCCGGCC